CCCGCGCTTCTTGATCTCGTCAGACAGTTCAGCCCACGAACATCGCTCCTTCACCCACAGCAGGACTTCCCGCCTCGCCTCGTCGCGCTCAGCCTTGAGTTTGCCGGCCTCGGTCTTCCACTCATTTCGCTGGAAGACAGCTTCATTAGCCATGGCAATGATGTCAGCACTCATTGCCAACAGTTTCTTGTTCTCTTCATTGAGAGAAAGAGCCAGGCGCTCGTATCGGTGAAGGCTGTCAAGAAGAGCTTGAACAGTGCGGTCGGTCATTTCAGTTTGTCCTCAAGAAAAAGTGCAGCAAGACAGATCAGTTCACCTGTAAGAACGCCAAAAAGGTAAACGCAGATCAAGAACAACGTCTGTGTAACGTCATTCATCTTCAGGTCCACCGGCAGTCAGCATCATCTTGGCGATCTCAACCAAGCCGAGGCATGAGTGGTAGTGACCAACGCTCAGGAACGTCATGTCCTGCGCGGACTTGGTCTTGGGCTGGGTGGCAATGAACACCAGGCTCTCGTAGCGGGAGCCCACGACCTTGAGCAGCTCGTCAGTCGTGTAAGAGTTCAACGGGTGGGATGGGTCACGCGGATCCATAATCAATCCTTTTGTGAGACTTGAGTTCCCCGATCATCCGCTTCCGTATTGCGGCTGATGGGGGGTATCTAACCAGTGTAATCAGCAGGTCGGCTTGGTGTGCCTTTTCTCGGAGATACGGTCGCACAATCTCCAGAAAAACAACGGCCCCTTTTCCAGACACTTCCCAACGGTAGGCAGTCTTGCGCTTGTCGTCGCCCGAGTGAACAACGCGGATATGCCCGCATCCGAACATGCGCTTGATCCAGTAAAGGTGGTGAGGCCAACAAGATGTGATACTGATCCTGGCGGACTCCGCCCACCTGATGCATCCCTCTCCGTCAAACAGGCCAGCAATGTAGGCTACTTCGATCCGCTTCATCAGTGGGTCTCCGCCCAGTTCTTTCCGATGTTGGCGCTGCCATCCAGCCGGATGCGGAAGGCAAACGTCAGGCCCGAGTCAGAGATGGCACGCTTGGCAATGGCGGCCACGTCCTCGGAGTACTTCTCGGGAACCTCCAGCTGCACTTCGTCGTGGATGTGGGCGACTTGGAGGACGCCTGGGATCTTCTTCTGCTGGATGTACCGGTGCATCAGGACCGTGGCGTTCTTCATCAGGATGGCGCCGCAGGACTGGAGCAGGGTGTTCAGGGCCGAGTGCTTGGACCGGATGGGCAGGTGCCTGCCGTCCAGCCCGGTCAGGTAGCCACGCTTGTCTACCGCCGTGTCGATGGCGGCCTTGAGCTTGCTGATGGCAGGGAACTTGGCCAGGAACCGCTTGTTGAGTTCGCGGCCTTCCTTGGCCCCGCCCCCCACGATGCTCCCGATCTTGGCCGGGCCGGCACCGTAGAGCCATGCATAGATGAACTTCTTGGCGTCAGCTCGGCTAGGCAGGCCGGCTGCCTGCTGGTTGGCCGTGTGGATGTCGCCCTCAAGCAGCTCTTTGCCGTAGGCCCCCTCGTCCCAGCGGGCGAGGTAGTGGGCGAGGCAGCGGAGCTCCAGGCCCTGGGCGTCCACACCGACCAGCACCTTGCCGGCGGGGGCCACGAACAGCTCCCGGCACTCCTTGCCCCACGGGGAGCCCACGCCGGTGACCTGGGCCAGGTTGGGGCTGCGGTGGGTGCACCTGCCAGTGACCGCCCCGTTGTGGTTCACTCCTCCGTGAATGCGGCCATTGGGCTTGACGACCTTCATCCATGCCTCGTCGCCCTCGGCCAGCATGCCGATCCGCTTCTGCACCATGAGGTACTCGGATAGCTTCTTGGCAATCGGGTACTGGAGGGTGGACAGTACGCCTTCATCAACCTTGGGCTCACCAGTGGGCGTGTAGTCCTCGGGCTTCCAGCCCATGCTCATAAGGGCGGCAGCGATCTGCTGGCGTGAGCCTGGGTTGAAGGGGATGTACTTCGTCTTGGTCTTGAGCTTGACCTCGGTGGGCGGCACCATGTCCACCAGCTCACGGTGCCCAGCGTCCCGCACCTGGGCCAGCGTTGCGTACAGCTCCGACGCCTTCTTCATGTCGAAGGCAAACCCGTTACGGACCTGCTCTGCAATCACTTCGGCAAAGTCGTGCTCAAGCTTCAGGCACTCCGTGCCATGCAGCGCCCTGGTGTCGATGCAGGCCTGCTCCTTGGCATACAGGGCCATGGTGATGGCGACATCCTTGGCGCAGTACTCGGCCAGCTGTGGCGTGTACACCATGGTCTTGAAGTCAGGCACGTTCTCTTCAAGGTACAGGTCCTTGTCCATGCCAAGACGGTGGCCCCACGCCTTGAGCGCGTGGCTGCCGATCAGGGCCTTGTTGAAGCCTGGCTTCTTGAAGTCCTCTTCCTTGATGTCTGGCCACAGCAGGCGGCTCAGGACGAGAGTGTCCTGCACCTGGCCTTGGGGGCCCGTCCAGTCAGGGAACAGCTTCTTCAGGACGGGAAGGTCGAACCCGACGATGTTGTGCCCCACGACACGGTCAGCAAGGCGGATCAACTCAAGGGCGATGTTGATCTCGTAGTTGCGGTAGTAGACCGTGGTTTCATTCTTGGCGCTGTCGTGGATGCCAATGCACACGACCTTAGTCACGTCTTCGTAGAACCCGTTGCATTCGATGTCGAAGTAAATGGTCTGCATGGTGGTGGTTTTCAGAAGTCACTCTCATCCGACCCCGCCTCTGGGATCGTTGTCTCGCTGAGCCTACCAGTTCCGCGGTCATAGTGCAAGGCGACCGCAAGTCCGGTCTCCCCGGTGAATCGGTTCTTGAGGATGCGGACTTGAGTAACGTCCCGAGTTTCCTTGTCCTGCTGGTTGCGCTCCAGCCCGATCACCAGGTCGGACAGCTGGGCGATGGCGGCAGACCCACGCAGGTGCGCCAGGCTGGTCTGGGCCCCCTCCTCGTGGCCACGTCCCTCAGGTCGCTTGAGGTGGCTCACCAAGATCATGCCGCACCCCAGCTCCTCGACCAGAGAACGCAGGGCTGTCATGGTGTTGTCGATCAAGCGGCGCTCGTCCCCGCCGTCGCTGGAGCTGATGCCGGACACCACAATGCTCAGGTGGTCTAGGACAATCCAGCGGCAGCCTAGGCCACGCACCATGTACCGGATGCGGGACAACAGGTTGTCGCTGTCGATGGACCCAAAGTGGTCGTACAGATAGACCCGGCCACTGCCCACGCTCTGGTCAAAGGCAGCCTTTAGGTCATCCTGGGACACGCCCTCCATCGTGATGTGGATGGGCTTGTTGATCTGGATCCCCATCAGACCAAGCGCAGTGCGGCGCACGCTTTCCTCAAGGGCGATGTAGCCGATGGTCTCGCCCTGTCCGATCAGCCAGCTGGCCACCTCGCGGCAGACCGAGCTCTTGCCGATGCCTGTGCCTGAGCAGAGAACCACCAGCTCACGCTGGCGCAGCCCAAGGGTCATGGTGTTCATGCCGGCCCACGGATAAGGGATGCACTGGACTGCCGGCTCGTTGACGATGGCGTCCCACAGCTCGGTGCCGGGCACGATGCCGTCAGGGCGGAACATGCGGGCGTTCCACATGGCATCAATCAGGTCCTTGGTCCTGCCGGCCACCAGCATCTCGTTGGCGTCCTTGAGCGGGAGCGTGGCGATCTTCGCCTTGCCTGGGCTCAGGACCATGGCGCATTCCTTGGCCGCCTTTTGCCCCGGCTCGTCGTTGTCGAACATGATGACGACGGTCTCAAACCGCTCCAGCCACTCAAGGCTTTCGCGGAATGACTTGGCCGCGTTGTGTGCGCCGTTGGGCACGCTGACCACAGGCCACTTGTTCCCCTGCACCTGGCTCAGTGATAGGGCATCAATCTCCCCCTCCACGACGGTGACCATCTTGCCTCCGTCACGCCAGAGGTGGCGGCCATACAGGCCCATCTTCTTGGCGTCCCCAACGATCATGAAGTCCTTGTTGGGGAAGCGGACCTTCTGAGCCACGGGCGTACCGGCGTCGTCACAGTAGGTGGCAACCTGGACGGGCTTGTCCTTGTACTGGGCGGTGCCGTAGCGGAACACGCGGCAGGTGTCTTCGTTGATGCCGCGCTTGGTGAGGGGCTGGTATTCGATGTCGATCAGTGAGGTAGGCATTGTTTGTCTCTGCAAAGGAGCAGCATCGCCTGCGGGCTCATAGTGTCCGCAGCCGAAGCAGTAACCGTGACCGTCGTCGTAGACGGCTAGGTTGTTCTTGGATCCGCACGCCGCACACGGGGCGTGTCGTAGAAACCGGCTATTAGAATCTTGGGTTGGCATTTGGGGGTGGGGGTCCAAAGCTTACAACCATACATGAGAACGATCTGACTGTCATCCTTCCAAAGCTTGCCGTTGCAAGCATCGAGGACTGCCTTCAGGTAGTTGTCGAGGTCTGGCTTTGGGTAAGCCAGCTTGGTGCTCTTGGGCTTCTGCACAAC